TTGACATGATGATTTATTATAATATAATACCTTGTATCATTTTTATACCATTTGTATATCACTATAGTCATTGTCCATTTCACCACCTTTGATACGAATACGTCGATTTTGAAATTTACTCGAATATTTGGTAGGAATTAATTTGGCAATCACACAAATATACGGGTCATTCAATTCATATCTGGTACCGATAACACACGCAAATATTTGATCACCTTCTTTGATGTTTTGGAATTCAATGCTATTTGGGTGATGATCACGTGCAATAAAGATTGTAATCGGTATATTACCATCGGGGTCAACACACTGTGAATGTATTCCGGCTTTTGTAATAGTTTTCACTGTCGCTTCCAATACTTGTCCTTCCACTGGATTGGCGATTTGACAATGATATACTACATGAAAATCGATATTATCCGCCCGTACTGTACCGGCTGAATATGTTTGAATACGAATTGATTTGGGACGAATATATCCTTCTTCCATGCATTTCTTAGAAACGCGTTCAATCAATGCTTCTTCTAAATTCTGTTGGGTGGTTTGTCCGACTTCCGTAATATGAATGGATAGTTTGGTACTAAGTATGGAATTCACGTATAGATATAATTTGCCAGCCTGTGGTACATCTTTTTCACAATGAGCAGAACGATTATCAGACATGGTTATATATGGTATATGGTATATTATATCATATATAATCTTTATTCAATTTTCGGAAATCTTACACCCTCAACGTTTTTCAGTGGTAATACGAACGATGATGGCTTCTTCGGGTGACAAATACATAATTTTTTGTTTGGTTAATTGTCTCGAGTTACGTAATAACAATTCTAACAATAAACACAATCCACCTTGACTATATTCATTTGATGCGAAATTTTGTTCTTTAATCTTCGAATCATTATGAATATGTAAATTTCGTAACGCTATTTCAAGTATTTCTATCACACGTTTTTTTCCGGCCTTTTTCATATTTTCACCTTTCGCGTTTCCGGATTTGGTGATCTTGGTATAATCTTTCACTTTAAAAATCATAGAAGAATTTTTTTCATTGGTATGTTCGATTACCATAAATCCGACCAAGAGTGATAAATGATCTTTGAATGGTTCAAATTGGGAACGAATCGGATCGATAACGTGTTGTTTTGCATATTCAATATCGGTATATTCAGAAATAATCCACTGATGATCAATATGTTTAAAAATAGATATAATGTTTTGTTCATTGGGAATAATCAAATATTCAATACCGTCTGTCCCTGATCCCATCACACCTTTTACACGATACATACGTTGGCGTATGTATTCTTGTATTTGAATTTCAATATCAGTGGTAGGTTTAATAGTGATCGTTCCGGTGGCAAGGATAAATTTCGCATGAGTAGGTAAACTGTCGACAGCATGATGAATCATATATTTGATTACTGTCGAGTTATCCATATAAAATATATCGTTTAATCTAGATAACATACCACCCACATGGAGATAATCCGACCATTGTTGTTGTGACGAAGACATTTTATTGGTTTCAAACTCGGTAATTTCTTCAATATGATGTTGGATCATATCAATATATTGTTTATATTGATCAGCGATGGAATTGGTGGTAGTATTTATTTTTGGGTTTTCAGATACAATATTTGTTGTATCCGGAACGACAACATCGGGAGTAAATTCGGAAGATAACTGTAGTCGTATCTTGGGGATTTTGTATTCGACCGGAAAGGTACGATCAAACACGGTAATACTTTCATCACTGATTTCCACCGGTTGAAATGCATATATTTCCCCCCGATTTACCAGGTTACCAAGTCGTCCAATACGATCTACCAAATATTCATTACGATTTTCTATCAAATATGTGAGTGAATAATAAATCTGTTCAATGGGGTATTGTCGTTGATTTTGAATCGCCAGTACGAGATCATCAATATGATAATAAATTTGTGTAATAAATAGTTGTCGAATAATTTCTACAATACGTGTACGATTTGTATTGGTGTAATCCATGGAATATGTATATAGATTATCACCAAGACGTGGATCTGTTTCAGGAATGTCCGGACGACACTTAAATGAACAAGAATCCATATAATCACATATAGCTGTGTTCGGGCGATCACCGACTTGGTATTCTATTTCTCCATGAGAGGTATGTATACGTATGACTTGGTTCATATTTTCCACAGTAAATTTATTTTGATCACGATTTAAAATACAATCCACCGATGATTCTTTGATCAAACGTGAAACCCGACCAATTTGTTTGGCCTTTTTGAATGCAATTTCGTACAAATAGGTATCAGCAGTAGGCGCACCACTTTCTGTTTGAGTAGCATGCATATATATTTCTACATTACGTTCTTCAAATGGAAGTTGGCAATGACTCAAGTTTCGTACACCACGACCAATAATTTGTTCAATACGACTCATATTATACCAAGGTTCCATGATATGTATTTGTCGAATATTTTTGAAATCGAGACCTTCAGCACCCGCACGTGATATTAATACGATACGAATTTTTTCTCCGTTACTATTTTCACGGGATGTCAGTACACTTAATTCTTCTTGGTTACTTGGTGAATATGTTTTATTACCAGTAATCATTGCATATGATCCGGATTTTTTCGAAGATTTTTCATTGATATCAAATATAAGTGAATTATTTTTGTGTTTTATACCAGGAAAACGCGTATATCCGGATTCTTCCAGTGCCATGGCCATGGGAATCACACCGGCGTCAATAAACTCGGAATAAATCATAACAATACCGGTGGAGCCTTCTATCAGTTGTAATATCGACGACATTTTTTTACTATATTTGTGTAAATGTTCCTTTTTAAAAATAGGAATACTGTCGGTACGATATTGAAAACGGCCATCTTTCATTGGTTCCATGATACTATGTAACCCCGGTTTTCCGACGTATTGTTCAAAATTGGTGTTAGTACTATCAGGGGAAATATCTTGGTAAACGATGTTCAACGCTTGAATGGGGGTTCTTAGTTGTTCATAACCAATATTATCCAGGGTTTCTAATTTTTCTAATATATCTTGGTTATCTTGATTTGTAGACGATTCGTGCGACGGTGGATAAATATGTTCTAATATGGCACGATAAACACGTTCTTGGCGTCCACCTATCTTGGTTAAATAGATGGGTGGATATTGTACCGATTTTTTATCAGGTAGATTGGAACAATAAATACGATAGGGAAAAGTATATGGATTTTCACCACGAACATAGGAAACGTATCCGGTTAATTTACGTCGTAACAATTCTTCGCCAACGATTTGATCTTCGTCCTTGGAAACACGGAATTCACCGGTCTTGGTGAAAATTTGGTCAATAGTAACTTCCTGACGTTTATCGTTGGTATTCATAAGATTCGTCAACCATATGATTTCTTTGTAAGAATTATACATAGGTGTGGCAGATAAAAGAACAAATCGTAAATTCTTGGCATGTTTGGCAATTCTATATAAATAATTGGCAGTCGTTAGATCATCATTATCTCGAGTTAACCGTATATTATGTACCTCATCAATAATAATTAAACGATCATTAAACATAGACTGTATTTTACGAATACGCCGTGAATCACCTTCCGGATATGGTTCGAGTGCATTCGCCACTTCATTTGAAAATTTAACATATCCTTGGAAATCGTAATAGGTTTTAATTATGGCGTGAACATTGGCAATAAGACGGGTTTTATTCAAATCTTTTAAATGGGTTGGATTCAATTCATTCAAAATGGCATTACCCACACAAGATCGTATATTCCAAATACCATTTTCAAGACGGAGTTTTGATTCATCAAACAATTGTAATCGAAAATTATTGATAACGTTGGGAGAGGCAAGTACCAAGATACGTCGATTCATTCCAATTTGTTTCATATAGGATCTCATTTCTTCGGCAATACCAATCGAAGTACATGTTTTACCGGAACCCAACCCATGATACAATAATAAACTGGTATAAGGTGTTTGCATCGATAAGAAATTTTTAACGAATAATTGATGTGGTAGCAGTTCAAATTCTGCAATACATTCCTTGTCTGACTGTAATTTCACGTCGGTAATTTTGCCATCATAACGCGTATCGTAAAATTCTTTACGTTCCGCGATTTTAATATTGAATTTTGGATCGTCCAATGTAGGATACAGAGCCTGTATACCTGGAATAGATTCAAACTCTTCCGGTGACTTAGACCGTGATGCGGACGTTCGTAGAACGGTAGCATTGGGGTCTACTTCGAAGGCGTCAGGTGCTTCATCAAACTTCGAAGGTGGCGAAGCCACCGGAGAAGCCACCGGAGAAGTTAGTAGTGAAGAGGCTACATGTTCCGTGTGCCCCTTGCCATTATCGTCCGATATATGAATTTTATTAGAACGGTTTTTTCTAGTAACATTGATAGAAATGTTAGGTACGTTATTGGTATCGTCAAGTTCAATATATTCCAACTCATTTTTTTTGAAATAATTCAAATAATCTTGCCACTTGTTTTGTTCTATTAATAATGTTTTTAACCCAGTTGGGATAATCCGAATTTTATCATTCGTTTTGGAATGATCCAATTGATACGGTTTTCGTACTTCATATTTTTCGGTTGAAGCATTCCAACGATGATATTTTGGTCCCTTCTTTTTTTTTGTTACATTATTCGACATATCATATATACTATACATATATGACATATTTGATTCAGATGTCTACAACATTGTATTAGGGTGAACAAAACAAACGGTATTTGGACAAGGTTTGATCAATATTAGTTATCAATCGTTTTTTTTCTAAATTATAACTCCTGATTGACTTCATACATTCATCATACGATTTCCATTCCATACAACTGACCTCACTTTTTTCAAAATTATTCATCGAAAGTGAATCATGATAATTCATATACATTAAATAATATCGATGTTTATAGGATTTGTAATTAGACCCCAAGAATATTTCATCAAATGGTATAATATTTTTAATATTTTTAATATTATTAGGTGAATATCCAGTCTCTTCCATCATTTCGCGTAATGCACATTCATAATCCTTTTCTTGGTAATTACGTCGACCTTTGGGAAAGCCCCATTCTGGTTCTAACCACCCACCACCTTCTTGAGGGATTGGATCAGCCCCTTTGCCAGGAACATTACTAATCGTGAGTAAATGTTGTAATATAGTTTCTTCAGGAATAAAATCCATAGTAGACCCCGATGCCTCCACTACGTTCCCGGCATCCTTACCAAACCCTTCCGACCTACGGTCGTACAGGTTTGTGTCTAATGTGGACCGTGATGCGGTAAGGGGGCAGAATGCCGTGTAGGCATCGGACGTAGTAGAGGCATCCGGTTGTTTACGGC